CATTCATAACCAAGAAAGCTTCGAGTATTCTTTTCTCTATTGTTGCTGCTAAGTTTGCAGCTGTAGCAAAGTCTGCTGTCTTACCGACTTGCACGACTCCTACATCCTCTGGTCTACCCTGTATGATAGCTCCGTTACCAGCTTTGGCTAGGGTTCCGGGCTTAGTTGTAGCAGATGGTGATACAAGAAAGACAACTTTACTTGCCACACTTGCTCCTTCTACCAGAGCCTGAGACAATCCATCGAGACTTCTTAGATCTCCAATAAACTCCTCTACTCTACCACGTCCGTAGTCCTCTCCGTCTACCGTATTGAATCGAAGCACTAACCATGGAGAGGCGTTTTTCGGTGCTGTGCTCTGGCTACCTTCTAGGATCATGTCGTCCACTTCCTGATGCCATCTCCAGCTACCGCTACTCTCGTCCATCTTAACACAGGTGTATACCTCAGCGTCGTCTCCATTAGCACCATAGTCGCCATTTGGCGTTTCAGAAGGTGGGGGCACTATCCCTAATACCTTTCTGCTAACCATTTCTTTGGTTATTATTTCTATAACATTACCGTTACCATCTCTTTCTACAACGTATCTGTTCAGTGGATAATGTTTTAAACCATCCTTGCTCATAAATATAAGAGCATTACCAGATACGATTAGATGCTTCAAGGCTTGGTGTACAACAACACGATCACTTGATGCAGCGATGTAGTCCATAATCAGTCTCTCAATTTTAGAGAACGATAGGTCTAGTTCGCTACGCATTGATGGGTCGAGCGATTGTCCTAGCTTGTCATCCCTGACTTGTAGTTTAAAGAAGGCTGTCTGTGGAGGTAGCATAGCTAACATAAGCTTTGCTGCTAATGTAACTACTGCCTTGGCTCCGACACTCTGGAAAGGTTGAAGCAAGGTTCGCTTGCCTTTCATGTCATCATCTTGCCTAACTAGATAAGGTAAGGTAAGTTCAGAACACTCTACTGCTGTATCTAGAAACTGAGTTCTACCTGTTGACAGCACAGAGTATTTTTCTCTCGCCTTCATCATGGTGTACCTGTATTAATATTTGTACCTGTACCCGTGCCTGTATTGAGATTAATCTTTAGAGCATCAGTACCTTGTCTCTTTGCCGCACCTCTTTGATCCTCTTTTTTAGTTCCAGTGCCTTCACCGTATTGCACATCTGCGATATCATCTGGATCTAGCAGCTCCTTCTTATCTGGTAAGGTAGCAGCTTTTGTTAGATCAGGATTTCGTTGTTGAATAGGTGCTGGCATAGCCTGTGGTGTAGGTGCTGGGGGTTGTCCACACATAGTTATTCCTTTAATATTGATTTGATATATTGTACCACTTCCCATTGTCCGGAGCGGTACATGATGGAGGCTATATCCT